TATTCAAATCGTATGAGAGAAATGGCGAATATGCGTCCGGGCGAGACTTATGAAGAGTATATGGCAAGAGTGACATCTCAACCGACAACTGCTCGACAGTTGACTGACGAGGAAGCGGCTAAGTTGAAAGAACTTTATGACCGTGGCTTAAAGCCAGATGATGACCCCCGCCGTGCGAATCTTGCTGTAAACGCTGCAGAGGCTAAGTATTTGCAGCAATTGCTGGAGGCTGTTGATGATCCAACTATGCTTGAGAAAATTCTTGGCAAGATTGGCAGCAACTTAACTCTTGGTATGGTTGACTTTAATCAGTTAAGTCGCGATCAGGCGCAGAAAGTTCTTGATGCATATCGTGACACAGGCAGCTTTGTGTATGACACAGAGGGCAAGGCGATTGATTTGAAAACGGTTGAAGACCTTGAGAAGCTAGAAGCGTTAAGTGCTGGTCGCGGTCAAGAGCCTGCAGTGATTGGGGTTCGTGATGAAGACGGCAATGTTGTTTCGTTTGGTTCTGACATTCAGAACACAATGGAAGGTCCAGTAGAGGTAGATATCTTTGATCAGATTGATCAATTTAATGACGACGACACTAAGACTACTAAAGATGAGAAGAACTATACCGTTGGTGCTGATGGCAGCATCACTTGTAACGATGAGGGTTATGTTTATAGTGAGTCTGCTGGAATGTGTGTTCCTGTTGAAGAAATGGATAGCACACCGATCATTGCCCCGCGTGACGTAACAACTCGCAGCCTTAATGACATTATTGCTGGCATTGCTACGCCGGGTCCAAAAATTGCGCCAATTTCAGCGAATATACGCCCGATGCAGGGTGGTGGAATGGCAGGATTGAATCGCGCAGCGGACAACTTCTTAAAAGCTCTAGCGGGGTGACTTATGCCTTATCAAGACTTATCGGTAGGCAGCACAAAAAAAGAAGAGCCATCTTTAGCTGATAAGATCAGTCAGGGCTTTAGAGATTTTTTCGACTCATTTAACGGTGGCGATGATGACAGTCCTGCACCTGTTTCAGGCGGCAGGGGTAACGTTGTTGAGCGTCCGAATGAGCGAAATGATTATTTAGCGAAACTTTTATCTGACAACGCTGTTGTTCCGCCGCCGAGTGCTGCGGATGCAGCAGTAGGTTTTGTGCCGCCGAAAGATAGGCCAGATTATAGTGGGAATGTTGATCGTTACAGTATTCCTGTTGGTAATATGATTCCTGAGTCTCTTGGGTCTGTGGGAGACTTTCTACCGTTTAGTCCTGATTTAAGTGGTGTAAATCCAAGAGCTATTGCGGATTTGTTTGGTTTAACTGATCTTTCAAACTTAAATCCCGTGACGACTATGTTTATGCGTCCGAGGGATGCAGCGGCACGTTTTTCAGAACCTGAAAAATACTCTCCTACAGGTGAGCGCGAGTGGACAGACCTTCTTGAAGCTGGCATGGGTCCGTTAGAAGCTGTAATTGGTTTAGGTACAAGCAGGTATTTGCGAGAGCCGATTGAGAAGGGCTTAGGTGCTGTGTTTGGCCTTGATACGGATATATCTGGTCCAAATCGCAGCGATGAGAACTTGCGTTTGTATCATGGAACTCCGAGTGAAGGGTTTAATCCTGAGCAAAAAGTTAGAATGCCTGATGGCAGTATTCAGTACATTAATATGTTTCAGGTGGCTGGTGGTAGACCGGGTGATATGTCTACGTTGGAGTCTATGGCGCCACCCGGCGCTGAAGTTCTTGAGACTTACCCATATGGTCGTTTTACCACTGATTTTATTGGTACGGGAGAGGCTGGATTTAAAAAAGGCTCTAAAGAAGCGGAAGAAGATACTAAGGGTGCTTTAGCTGGCAAGGGCATTTACTTTGGTTCTAATCCAAATATTTCTCAACATTATCGTTATATAAATTCTTCTGGCATTCCATATGTGCCTTATAAAGATTCGATAAAAGATGGGGTTGGTCAGGAAACTTTGGACGTTGTTCAGCCTGCAATTATTGATCAGTATGGAAGCCTTGATAAAGCACTAGAAGTTTATAACTTTGGCGATGATGACATTTTCAGCTTTACTGTTGGTGATGAAGTCTTCTCTTTTAAAACTCCTGCTTCTGTAAGAAATGAAGTTGACAAGAATTTTGAAAATGTTCTTGAAACAATAAAAGCTGACCCAGTTATGAGTCAGTATTATCCAAGTAAAAGAGTCCAAAATTTCATGCGTCTTTCTGAGGAGCGACCCGGAGAATGGGTGGCTCTTGTTTCTAAAGACATGGAGCAAAAATTAAAAAAACTTAGACCTGAGTACCTCAAAGTTAGCGAAAAAACTGAAGATATTGATATGTCGTTCCCTACGCCTCGTAGTGAGGCGGATAGGTTAAAACTTTATGAAAACTTTTTAAGTCCTGAAGAGTTTTCTATATACAAAGAATACGATGGCGTATCAGAGGCGTTATTTAGATTAAAAGCTGAAAGAGCGGCTGCTAATCAGCCTGTCGGAGAGTTAAAGAAAAACAATAAAATTTTAGCAAAAATACTTGATCTTCCTGTTGAGGACATCCCCGGAAGTTTATTTTTTTCTGATATTCCTGAAGCAGATATGGGTAAGTATCTTGACTTGGGTGATCCAAACAGAGCTTTTTATTTTTCACCAGACAGCGAAGTTCAAGGTGAAATTGATATTGGTACTCTTAATGATATGGTTAATATTTTTGGAAAAGATTGGGTTGAAAAAAGACTTGCTGGACTTCCAACAGATAGAGCGTGGCAGATTGTTGGGGACGACCCAGTTTCACGTTTGGAAAAAACTGGAAACCCCAATCTTCCCTATCGCGTTCAAGACAGCAGTCAAACAGGAAGAAGCGTTGTCGCGACAGAAAACGTATTTAAGCCGAGAACTGTTGATGAGATGAAAAAACTTGCAGAGGCGGGTTATACAAATCTTAGATTTTTAGATGCAACTGCTCGTAGACCCGGTGATGATCCTTCTTACAACTATGTTTTCTTTGGTGATGATGTCATGCCAAAGATTGTTGATAAGAAAAAAGATGGCGGGTTAATTCAAAAAGGCTTGGGAAGCGTTTAAATGAATGACCTTAGTGGCGTATTAAATTATCTCACAGATGACGAGATCGCCAAAGTTCAGCCGATGCTTGAGCGATTAAAAACGCTTGATGATAGGGCAGACAAGCAAGATAACTTTATGAATTTTGTGAAGCATGTTTGGCCTCAGTTTATTGAGGGCAGGCACCACAAGATTTACGCTCAGAAGCTGCAGGACGTGGCTGATGGTAAGTTGAAGCGTTTGATTGTAAATATGCCGCCTCGACATACAAAGTCTGAGTTTGCGAGTTATTTGTTTCCGACTTGGCTTATGGGCAGGCGTCCTGATTTAAAGATTATTCAGGCGACTCACACGGCTGAGTTGGCTGTTGGCTTTGGTCGTAAGGTTAAGAACTTAATTGATAGCGAGGAGTTTCGTGATGTCTTCCCTGATGTTAGTCTTGCAACAGATGCGAAAGCGAGTGGACGCTGGAGTACGAATGGTGGCGGAGAATATTACGCGGTTGGTGTCGGCGGTGCGCTTGCGGGTCGCGGTGCTGACCTCGCGATTATTGACGATCCTGTCTCGGAACAAGATGCGTTAAGTGTTAGTGCACTAGATAACATCTACGAGTGGTATACATCTGGCCCTCGACAGCGTTTGCAGCCCGGCGGTGCGATTATCATTGTTATGACACGGTGGTCGATTCGCGACCTGACGGCGAAGGTTTTGCAGAAGCAGAGCGAAAAAGGTGCTGATAGGTGGGAAGTTGTAGAGTTCCCTGCAATTATGCCAAAGGGTGATCCGCTTTGGCCTGAGTTCTGGTCTTTAGACGAACTTGAGAGCGTCAAAGCTTCTATTCCTGTGGGCAAGTGGAACGCCCAGTATATGCAGAACCCTACTGCGGAAGAGGGTGCGATTATTAAAAGAGAGTGGTGGAATCTTTGGGAAAAAGATGAGCCACCTATGTGTGATTACATTATCCAGTCTTACGATACCGCGTTTAGCAAAAGCGATAGGGCTGACTATTCTGCGATAACGACTTGGGGTGTTTTTCACCATGATGAGACGGGCGAGGATCATATTATCTTGCTTGATGCAGTTAGAGGCAGGTGGGAGTTTCCTGAACTAAAAGCTGCTGCTCATGAGCTTTGGAAAGAGTTTGATCCTGACATGATTTTGATTGAACAAAAAGGTTCTGGGATGCCGTTGACGCAGGAGTTGAGGCGTATGGGTATACCTGTAACGCCATTTACCCCGGGACGTGGGGCAGACAAATTTACACGAATGCATGCCTGTGCGCCTGTGTTTGAAAGTGGTATGGTGTGGGCGCCAGAGACTAATTTTGCTGATGAAGTGTTGGAAGAATGTGCCGCATTTCCCAATGGTGAACATGATGACTTGGCGGATTCGATGACTCAGGCTATACTGCGTTTTAGACAAGGTGGTTTTATTACTACTGCAACTGACTATGACGATGAGGATGAATATCGTTTTAGAAGAAAGAGAGAGTATTACTAATGGCAAGTTCAACACGCGGCGGCAAACGTGGTAAGACAAAACGAGTAAAGATGCAGCCTGCAGATAGCGGTGGGCAAATCTATATGTCTGAGGATTATGCAAAAAAATTTAAGGATACTTATGCTGGCAACACAGCTTTGCAGAAAAAAATAGAAGAAAAAATTACGGAACGCATGCTTGCTGGAGAAATGACTCCTAAAGAGTCTGGTAGTCTGAAGGCTAGAACTTTTATAGATCAAGCTAGAGAATCAAACCGTCAAAAGTACGCGAACAAAAAGTACGGCGGCAAAGTCACCAAGATGGAAGGCGGTGGCGAAGTTTGCCGTGGAATGGGTCGTGCATATCAAGGCTCTCCAAAGAAAGTTCAGGTGCGCTAATGGCAAATATCGTCATCAAAATTGACATGGAACAATTGTCTTCTGGCATCAACCAAGTCGTTGATGACGATTACGAAGATGATTTTGCTTGTCCTCTTGTGACTCACGATGAAGAAACAAACGAAGATCACAAGCAATATGCTGTGGATGAGTTTTCATATGGCCCTTCACCAAAAAACTGGGAAAAGAAACCAGAGAAGTGTGGCATTTGTGAATACTACAACATCCGTAGCGAAATGATGGATTGCATTGAGGACGGTATGGGCGAATCAGATGGTGTAGGATACTGCACTAAACTTGACTTTGTTTGCTCGGCTGAGAATACATGCAATGCTTATGAGGCAGGCGGTCCTATGACGGACTACGATGATATTGATGAGATTGAGCCTTTAGAGGGCGGATCAAAGGATATCTTTTAATGAAGTTGGGGCGTGGGATATCCAGTGGGACTCCTCCCTGCCCATTGGTGCAGACGCTCCCTAAGCGTTACTGCTCCGCTACGGTAGAGCGCCCTTCGCTCCAACACTTAAAGGGAAGTTAAAATGGCTATTGAACGTGATATGGGTCCGGGTGGAATTATGGGGGATCAGCCTCCAGTTGAAGGACAAGATGTTCTTATAGAAGAGCTTGGTCAGTCGCCCGGCATCTATGAGTTTGATGATGGCTCTGCTATAGTTGGTGAATACGAGGAGATGGAGCCACCTCAAAATATTGCGTTCAACTCAAACCTCGCTGAGTTTGTAGATGAAGCTGATTTAGGTCAGATTTCATCAAACTTAATAGGTGACATTGAAGACGATTTTTCTTCACGTCAAGATTGGGAAGATACTTATAAGCAGGGCTTAGAGTTTCTTGGCATGAAGTATGAAGAACGTGTTGAGCCTTTTGAAGGTTCATCTGGGGTTATTCATCCATTGCTTGCTGAAAGCGTAACGCAGTTCCAAGCTCAAGCTTACCGTGAAATGCTTCCTGCCACTGGCCCTGTAAGAACTCAAATTCTTGGCGCACAGAACGAAATGCTTGTAAAGCAAGCGGAGCGCGTCAAAGATTACATGAACTATATGATTACTTATGAAATGGAAGAGTATGATCCTGAAATGGATCAAATGCTTTTTTATCTTCCAGTCATTGGTTCAACGTTTAAAAAAGTTTACTTTGATCCGCTCAAAGGTCGTGCCGTAAGTCAGTTTGTGCATGCAGAAGACTTGGTAGTGCCTTACGGAGCAGTTGACTTAGCGACAAGTCCACGTATTACGCAAGTAATTAAAATGGACTCTAATGAAGTTCGTAAGCTGCAAATAGCAGGTTTTTATCGTGATGTTGATTTACCTGCGAACGGTGACTACAGCGATACCATGTCTGAAGTCCAAGAGTCTATTGACGACATACAAGGCGTACATCCTAGCAATACATCTGTAGAGTTAACTTTGTATGAAATTCATACAGACTTAGACTTGCCCGGGTTTGAAGACATGGACCCTGAAGGTGAGCCAAGTGGCCTGAAGCTTCCTTACATTGTGACTATTATCGAAGATACTGGTCAAGTTTTATCGATTCGCAGGAACTATTCTGAAGCTGATCCTATGATGAAGCGGAAGCAATATTTTGTTCATTATAAGTTTTTACCGGGCCTTGGTTTTTATGGCCTTGGTTTGACGCACATGATTGGTGGGTTGGCACAAGCGTCCACGTCTATATTGCGCCAACTCATCGATGCGGGTACGCTCTCCAACTTGCCTGCGGGATTCAAGGCTCGTGGAGCGCGTATCCGCGACGAAGAAAGCCCCATACAGCCCGGAGAGTTCCGTGATATTGATGTCGCAGGAACCGATATACGCACCTCTCTAATGCCTCTTCCGTTCAAAGAGCCTTCAGGTACCCTATACAACCTTTTGGGCACTCTGGTGGACGCAGGACGCCGCTTTGCGGCTATGGCTGACATGAAGATTGGTGAGATGGGTGGGGAAACGCCTGTTGGCACCACAATGGCGATTATGGAGCGTGGCACAAAAGTTATGTCTGCGATCCATAAGCGTATGCATTATTCGCAAAAAATTGAGTTTAAACTTCTGGCAAAAGTGTTCTCTGAAACAATTCAGACTTACCCATATATGCCTTCAATGGAAGTTGGACCTGAAGTGTTTGCGCAAGACTTTGATGCAAGAGTTGATGTCCTTCCAGTTAGCGACCCTAACATCTTCTCTATGGCCCAACGCATCGCTCTTGCGCAAACCCAATTGCAGCTTGTGCAATCTAATCCGCAAATTCATGGTGGGCCTCAAGGATTGTACCAAGCGTATCGTAAGATGTATGAAGCTTTGGGCGTTAATAACATTGACGCGATCCTACCACCTCCACCACAGCCTATGCCTATGAATGCGGCTATGGAAAACAAAATGGCACTGACTGGCGGTATGCCACAAGCATTCCCGCAGCAAGATCACAAGGCTCATATGGAAACGCACTTGGCGATTATGTCCACACCTGTAGTTCAAATGAACCCGCAGGCTATGGCTACATTGCAAGGTCATATACAAGAACACATTGGTATGCTTGCTGAACAGCAGGCACAACAAATGGTTATGGAGCAAGCTGGTCCAGAAGTTCAGCAAAACCCAGAAGCTATGCAGATGCTACAACCTGCTATGGAGCGTCAGGCAGCTATGTTGATAGCCGACCTTACTGAAGAGTTCACTCAGACTGTAGAGCCGATGCCACAAGGCGAAGACCCACTGGTGGCGATTAGGCAGCAAGAACTGC